GTTAAATACTGTAAAGTCAATTCATCCGTTGCTTCCAACTCACAAATAGTAGGATCAACACTTAACTCTTGTTTACCTGTCATAGTCAATTTTTGGCTAGTATCAGCACCCTCAATGAGAGCCAAACTGCTAACAGGATAATTACGCATGGGCATAACATCACCCGTTTGAGCTGGTTTTGAATAGCCAAAAAGACGTGCTATACGAGATACAGCACCAGCACCTATGTGAGTAGCTAGAGCCAACTTTCCTATAACAGGTACAGATTGCAATTTCCCAGCTACATTAGCTACTGCTGACGCAGGTCCGGAGATGACACCTGAATCGTTATATTCATCTGACTGTGGTTCAAGATTAAACATATCGAAAGAAACATCTGACGGTCCTGATAAGGAAACAGCAGACATTGTAGGACCTGTTAATTTAACATTTATCATTTCGGCAAATACTGTAATGGTAACTGAATCAGTGCCCCCGTTAATTTGATTAAGTGCTGCAAAAGAATCAATATTAAGAGTACCAATACTGGCAGTGGAAAATAAGGGATTGGTTAATGAAACGTAATTAGTAGGGAGAAAGAAAGGTAAGCACAAACAGCCACTCTTGTTAGTTGACACATTTAAAAACAAATGTGGTCGCTGAGATCGAGTAATCAACTGGGTGTCACCCCCAATTGTTACTAAACCAGTACCAGCATTTAAATAATTATATGATGCTAACATAAGTCCAGCATGAAATGGTGTACCATTTACATAAAAAGTAATCTTCAAATCACCCTTAATAAGTTGATAATTTTGTAACTTATTTGATACAGCTGCATTGGCTAGAAACAAACTCCAAGGTGTCAAATTTTGTGAAAAATGAGCACCAACAGCCCATGTATATGTGGCTATTTGTACTTTCCTCTTCAAGAAATTTGAAATATCAGCATCTGATGAAAAAGCATCATCTAATGATAAAGGCTTGGAATTTGATCCTTCAATGAGTGTATGCATCGAGCTTGATGCATGTACATTAGTAGTAGTACTACTACTAGATTGTGTTTCTAAAAGAAACATGTCCACAGATACCTTCTGCGGAAGGAGTAGGTTACTACCATTTTTGTTTAAGCATTCCATGATGTCTTAACATAAAGCCTATTCCAGCCGGTTAGTTTTTATTCCATACGATTGAGCTTTACTAACATGATCTCAACGACATACAAATTTGATTAGTGTATGTTCTAATAAGGTTATAGTTCTTCAACTGTTCTCTCACTCAGTTGGAGGGTTAAATGAACCGTAATACGCCATCCTCCCTCTACTACTAGTGATTTCTGAGAACTATAATAATATTAAGCATTTCTAACCCAATCTCGAGTTACCTCGTATGAGTAGAAATGTTGGGGTAGAAAAAATCGTTTAATTCCAGGGAATTCTTCCAAGATTTCTTCCATACCTCTACACCGATCATTGTAATGTTCCTTTCCATAAAGACTCCATTCTCTACGTGCTGCAAGATAACACTGTGCTAATTGTTCTTCATGACTAATATTACCTTTTTCAACATACATTGTTAATGATTTAAAGATACTTTTCTCACTTAACTGCCCAACTGTCCAACCATCAACAGTTCGAAAATTGCGTTTGAGAAAATCTACATCATCAATATGAATGAAAGGTACACTAGCTGCCTCCTTATCAGCCATAGTATAAGGTATACCATGTTCACGTAAAACATTAGAAATAGTAGTGTGATTAAAGTCTTTCAGAGCTGAACTCATTGCATTATCGTCACCTAGTGTGATTAATGCAACGTTATCTCTAAAAGTGGTAAGTGGTTTATTTCTAATTATATTCTTGTAAGCATAGCGCATGTATAGTGAGTTTGAGATACTATTGATAATTACGGTTACTGGTGTTCCAGATGAATTACCACCAAAGAACTGGATGACATCACCATTCATATTAGTAACAGGAAAAGCAATATCCGTGGCTATTCCACGTATTATTAATCTATCCTCATAAGATAAAGGCTCATGTGTCTCCATCAATTCTTGCAACACATAAAAATCACATCTAATTAAAGCAGCAGGCATATTCTTATCATATGCTGAATAATCACCAGCTATCATATTATTCTCACCATATGTACACA